CTTGGTTTCCGTGGTGATGACCTTTTAAGCTTTAAACTAGCTCTCAATAACCCATCCAAGATTGCAGAACTTCAAGAGATCGAACACTGGAAGCAGAAGTTCGATATTGCTGGCTCAGCTACAGAAGGCTACTTTTCACGTCGTTGGGTTTCTGAACACATCTTTGGTATGTCTGGTGAAGAATTTATACGCAACCAACGCGAAATGTTTTATGATCGTAAGCACGATGCTGAACTTCAACAGGTGGCTGAA